CCACACTTTTGCACGCTGGACATCTCATCATAATGACCAGCTTAATAGACCGTACCCTTTCTATGATACCTGGTGTTATAAGACATAAAACTAGCACAATGTGCACATCTGATGATGCCGCAAGAATCTCAACAGTTTTCGTAAGCAAAGAGAACAACACCATTAAAATGCAGAAAACATGTAGATTGTTGACCTGCATTATCATGTGTCTGCACTATCCAAAAATGGGTGCTAAAATCTCAATTGAAAAGAGCAAAATTGGCAACCTATGGTCCATATTAGAGTTTAACTCTGTATGGTACTTCATTAACACAATAATGGTGCCCATGATAAAATATTCTTGTTCTGCAATGGATTACAAGTTCTCGACCTCTTGCACAGAGAGACAATTACTCGATCACAATCTTCTAAATGATCTTTTGCAAGCAGGAGGTTCACTGGAAACTTCGTCAAAACACGAATTGTCTTGTATGATGAACCATTATGACTGCATAGGTTTGTATTCACTATCTGATCATCAGTGGTTTAGGCTCTTGTCATCCATATTTGATGCAAGACATCCTGTTTGTTGGTTTTACATAATGACGAATAGAAGGGTTGGTCCTCTTCTAACATACAAGTACACTAAGTACTACAATCTCATGAAGTCATCTCTAATGAGGAAAGTTGACAACACTGTCAGGACAAAACTTTACAACGATGTTGATGAATATGGTGAAACATCTTTTAGCGTTAGCTTGGGTTTTGGGAGCAACGATAAGTTTAACGACTACATTAAGAGGAATGACATACCAGACACTAGGTCAAGAGAATCGGACTTTGTTAAACAACTTGAGCAAGATTTTCTGCAATCTTCTCTTCCTCTGATATTCCGCCATCCTGAAACAAAAGAAGAAACCCTTAAGGTTATATTAATAAGAGCTGCTGATCCATCACTTGTGAAAAGATTCTCATTTAACTCGTCTAGTAGACAACACGCGTCTTCATCATATATCTCGAACACACCTTGCTTATTTGTAAGAACGCCAAAGGAGGTTTACAAAGTCTCTCTCATCAAATTGTGTGCAATAGTTGTTGAAAATCTCGTGGATGACGACTACATCAATCCGCATCTGTATCCCATGAGATCACTGTATGATGATGTGACAGAGAGAATATCGAAAGCTTATGTCTCGCCATATACAAAAAGGACAAGACGGATGATGAAACATGTCGTTTTCCCAAGATCTGAGCTTGAGGTTGATGCATCTTTGCTCGAATGCATAATGGTCGTATGGTTCAATCAAAAATCGAAGAAAATTAAGACTAGAGTTGCACATGTGCTGTATGACAAATACAAACAAATTGTTCCTTGGCTCAAAGATGGAAAAGCAGACTCTTATGCTGCGTATTTAGAGATGAAGCCAGAAAACACAATACTGCAAATGTACAACGAGATCACAACATACGAGGTGAAGAATCAAACAATAAAGATAATGCACAAGGGTCCCAGCAAGGTGTCCAAAATGGCAGTCTTAATGAGCATGATATGCTACCAGTACTCTCACAACATGATATTGAAAATGACGAAAACAGACAGTCTAAATTCAAACGACAAACTTAAAGACAATTTTGACGAAAGGGTAAGCTATGCTTGTACTATGCCTCTGAACAACAACACAATATCCAAACGAATTGTGATTGAAGAGTTATTCAGGGACTTGATAGCCGGAGGATTTAGTCTTTTCTCCACAATGAAAAGTCTAAAGACTGAGTCGATGAAAATCCTGTCATTAATGTCAATGTGTAGTTCACTCATGGATAGGAAGGGAGATGTTTTCCTGGAGGGCTACGATCTAGAATGTTTTATGTATGCTGTTGAGGAGATTAAGGGAATAGTGCAATGGTGGGACAAACCACAAGAGAAAAATCATGAAGGCAGATGGGTTGGAGTTGGAGTCCTCAGGGTGAACATTGGTCATCTCTCTATGCGAGTTTTAATAGATGGTGATTACATAAAGCGTGTTGACATAAATAATGAGAAATTGTTCAATTTTTATCAAGATGAAATCACTAGAGTTTTTGATACAACGCTTAGAGGTTTAAAATTCCTGGAATCGTCATCTGCCCCAAGAATATACAGATCCAGTAAGAGTGTGTTCATTGATAGGACATCTGGTAGAGGGTCAAGGCTGATGATCAGCGATGAGGATTTCCACTATCCAGAGCACTTGACACTTTATTTCTTCCTTGATTCTGTTAGAAAACGAATATCATTGAGATTTAAGAAGGACTTCAGAGATAATACGTACTTAGATCCTATATCTTACTACCCTTCTCAGACATATACTATTAATTCAGATGTTGATTATCCTTCAAAATTGCAAGACAGAATGTTAAAAATGGGTGATGAGACGATCAGAGATATGAGATCAGAAATAGAAGAATTAAGAACAGAATGCCATATGGCAAAACCATCTGACAAGGTAAGGATAATGAAACAAATAAATCAAATAACTCAGTTATCTAAAACACTTCCCAAGAGGAATCAGAAAGTTGGTGCACTGACTCATTCATGGCTTCTTGATTTGGCTGTCTCTCCGTCGTTCATCGA